AATCCTTTTCAAAGCCAAGCGGCTGAGTGATGGAGCATGGGTGGAGGGATTCCCGTACTGGGGAGAATACAGCGGAGCATTTATCCTTCAAAACAAGGCTTACAGGCGCAGGAACGCAAGAACTGGCGAAATTAAAATGGGAGATGATATTGTTCCAATTGAGGTTGACCCCTCCACGGTTTGTCAGTACGCGGGTCTGACCGACAAGAACGGGAAGAAGATTTTTGAGGGAGACATCATCCGCTGGACGAACTGGAAGGGCGAACAAAAAGAAGCCCCTGTATGCTATGACCCAGAGTGGAATAGATTTTGCGTTTGGCTGAATGGCGCTGAAAGTATGGGCGTAAATAAGCATCTTTCAACTGGCGGAATTGAGATCATCGGCAACGTCCACGACGGGGAGGGCGGACAGCATGAGCGGGATGCTTGACCGGCTCCACCAGCGGCACCGGATCGAGCTGGCGGTGACGCGCCGGGTCACTAGGCAGGAGATGGCCGACTTCGCGGCGATCGCACTCAACAATGCGTTCGGATTCGGGCCGGAGCGGTGCAAGAGGTTTATGGATGCCCTCAACGCCGTGGTCAATGAGACCGCCGACATGGTGGAGGGCGACACCAGGGACATGGAGTACACCAGAACGAAATTCGAGGAGCGGCTGCGGATGGTGGTCGGTCCGTACTATATCCCCAGGGAGGAGCGGTATCAATGAGTGAGATTGAGCAATGCCTTAACTGCACACTTCTGGACTGTGTTAACTGCCTTGAGGGAGCCGGCACGACCCACCGCAAGTACAGCCGTGAATACAAGCGGGAGATCGTAGAGCGGAATAGGAACGGAGAGAGCATCTATTCCATCGCCAACGATACGGGGATAGACTCCTCCACCATCCGGTATTGGATCAGGCAGGAGAAAAGACATAGGGAGGGATAGCCCTTGAACGAGTTCCCGGAGAGGCTGAGGAGGCTGAGGGAGAGAAATAGGCTGAAAATGTGCGCTTTATCTGAGTGTTGCGACCTGGACAGAAATGCAATTGGAAGATTAGAGCGGGGAGAAATTGAGCCATCAAGGAAGGCTCTGGAGGGGTTGGCTGATTATTTCGATGTTTCGATTGACTACTTATTAGGCAGGACGGACTGGCCAAACAGGCCGCCAAAGAAATAGTAAACCTTTAATCATCTCATGAAAAATTTTGTTGTATTCACATATCTGTGAAAATTAAAGTGCCATCTATGCGACAATGGGAGTGTGGGAGCGTATGCCCCTGCGCTCCCATTCGCTTCTTCTATTTCCTCCTCAACCCCGGCGCTTGCCGGGGTACATACGCCGCACATCCGGGCCGGAGGGTCGCACCCTCCATGCGGCGAAACATTGCCCCTTGCGGGCACTAAATGAAGCTTGCTCCAAAGGCCAAGGAGCTGACACCCCGGAAAGACGGGGGCATGCGGAACCTGGGACGGGGCGGAATCCGTCACTTAACCGAAAGGGGTAGAGGTCGCAAGTTCAAATCTTGCAGGTTCCTATGACTGTGGAAAGACACTATACCGGGGGCTTACAGTGCCTAATTATGCACCGGAGAAGGGTAAAGGGCACCCGCCTGTCATGGAGGCGGAAGCGGCGGCAGCTATGACCTGCCCCGGCGCTATCCCGCTGAAAACTGCCTTATGTGTACCAGGACGGAATGACCAGCCGCACATAAGGGTGTGACAATTAAGCGGGAAGCGCACATATGCCGCTCCTCGCCGTATGAGGCGGGCGGTGGCACCAGGACGCAAGTCCTTACAGAGCAGGCCTCCGGAAAGCCTGACCAAACCCGCAACATACCCCAGAAGGGGTATATATGCCGTGCCTCGTTGCGGGAGATGGGGGCGGATTTGTATGACAGGAAGGTGGTGTTATGGCTGCACGGCTGACGGATAAGCAGAAAAAGAAAATTATTGCTGACTATGTACAGTTGGGCAGTTATAACGCAACAGCAAAAGTAAATGGCGTTTCTCTTAACACGGTGAAGAAAATTGTGCAAGGAAATGCAGATATTGCAGAAATGTGCAATCAGAAAAAAGACGAGAACACCGCCGACATTCTGGCGTATATGGACAGTCAAAAGGGAGTTGTCTGCGAGATTATCGGAAAAGGGCTGGCCGCCCTGAACGACCCAGAGAAGCTGGCGGAGGCCAGTCCAGCGCAGATTACCACTGCACTGGGAACGCTGATTGACAAATTTACAGCGAATACGGAGCAAAGGCAAGAGATTCACCCGTTACTGCGTGATATGTATGAATCGAGGAAATAATGAGCCTTTCCGCAAAGCAAATAGATTTTCTGAATCGCCCATTTGACCGGACGTTGGATGTGGCGGAGGGAACGCCCAGAAGCGGCAAGACCACGGCCTGCATCCTGCGGTTCTATGACTTCTTGAACACCTCCAAGGACAGCAATTTCCTAGTGGTCGGCGCATCACAGCAGCAGGCGTTTCGGTTGGTCATGGATGGTGATGGAAATGGCCTGATCCACTTGTTTGGAAGGCAAGCGAACTTGAAGCATGATGACCATGGGGACCACCTGGAGGCTCTAACCTGTTCCGGCGTAAAGAAGATCTATTACAAGGGCGGAGCCAAGGCGGACAGCGACAAGACCATCCGTGGCCTATCCTTGGGCGGGGTGTACTTCTGCGAGATTGACATCCTGCACATGAACATGATTCAGGAGTGCTTCCGCCGGACGTATGCCGCCCATATCCGTTGGCATTTGGCCGACCTGAACCCGCCAGCACCCATGCACCCGGTCATCACAGATGTGTTCAATGTGCAGGACACCCGCTGGACACATTGGACGGTGGATGACAACCCGATTATCACACCGGAGCGAAAGGAAGAGTTACGCCAGACGCTGGAGAGAAATCCATATCTCTATCAGCGGGACTGGCTGGGAGAACGGTGTATCCCCCAGGGTGTGATTTACTCCATGTTTGATCCGACTAAGCACATCCTGACCCGGCTGCCGAACGATGCCCGCCCTATTGAGATGTACTTTGCCGGAGACGGCGGCCTGACGGATGCCACAAGCGTGTCCTGCAACCTGGTCTGCCGCACAAAGAAGGGGATGGCGCTATACCGTGTGGCAAACTGGTACTACGACGGCGGGAACAAGGCTATGAGCGTACAGGCCCGTGAATTGGCCGGGAAATTTGCCCCATATTGCCGCAACCGCTGGAATATGCGGGAAGACGCATGGTATATTGACCCGGCCTGTAAGGCGTTACGAAAGGAACTGGAACTTTATGGAATCGACGCACTAAACGCGGACAATAATGCACACGATATCCGCGGGAGTACCAAGGGAATCAAGGTCGGGATAGAGTACACACAAAATATGATTCAGGACGGATGTTTCTTTCTAGTGGAAGATGAAACATATGGACACATAGATTTTTTGAAAGAGATCGGTATGTACTGCGTGGACGAGCACGGGAATCCAGTAGACGCATACAATCACGCTATGGACGAGCTACGGTACTCCATAAATCACTTTGTCAAGCAGTATATGTATTGAGGGGGTGTACCCTACGGGATTTGTGAAGAACATTTTGCTTTATCTGGCCCAGAAGGTCGGGCTGGAGTTGCAAGATAAGCCAATATACCGGGATGATTACAGCGATATGTCAAATATCTCCGTAACAGCGGTTGTGGCAAACAAAGTGGCGACCCTGGCTATGCAGGACAGCACTATCACAGTCGAGGGGGATAGTGCCAGAGCGAAATTTATTCAGAATTTTTTAGACTACTACCTGGGAGACAGAATGGATGTGGCCGCTGAGGTAGCTCTGGGAACTGGGGATTGCATTGTTAAGCCATATACCGATGGCAAGCGCCTGGGCGTAGATATCGTGAAAAATGGAGACTTCGCTGTATGCGAGTCCATCGGGAATGATATCCTGTCCTGTATTTTGAAGGTCGGAGAAATCAAAAATGAGTCCGGGTTATATCAGCGATATGAGATTCAGATGGTTAAGGAGGCACAGACTGAGAGTGGGCAGGAAACCAGCGCCCTTATCATCCGTAACGTAGCCTTTAAGGGAGCGAACGAGATTCGGTTGGACCAAGTGCCAGCCTGGAAGGACATCCCAGAGGAACAGATCATCCCAAATGTGGACCGCCCTCTGTTTGGTCGCTATAAGTCTCCTGCGGTCAACCGGGCGGACGTGAACGGCGTAAACGGCGTGAAGATTACAGCCGGTGTGGACGGCCCTATGGCAAAGGCGGTGGAGGCGTATGAGCGTTTCAATCGGGAGTACAGCGCCAAGGAGACTATGATCTTTGTCGACAAGACTCTTTTGGTGAAGGATGAAAACGGAAATGTAGTTCTACCACAGGAAAAACGGCGTTTCTTGCAGATGATGCGTGGTGTGGGAGACAATTCAAACCCCGGCAAGATGATCCAGGAATTTTCCCCGGAGATACGGGGGGCGGACCTGGAGGTCGGGATCACGGTCAACAACAAAATGGTGGAGCTTTTGTGCGGGCTGTCTCCCGGAATACTGACACCTCCCACTACATCATATGCCACCGCAACAGAAATGCGGGCGGCGCTCAACTCCACATTCGCTGTCATTACCAAGTTTCGACGGGCGCTGGAGCGGGGGACAGATGACTTGCTCCGGGCTGTGGATGTGATTGCCAACTACAACGACCTGGCCCCTATCGGGGACTGGGACACGCAATACGACTGGTCGGCCTCCTATATCGAACAGTTAAACGAGCACTTCAACCAGTTGACAGTGGCTGAAGGGATCGGCGCTGTAGATAAAGCAGAGGTCCGTGCCTGGATGATGGACGAGGACTACGAGACCGCAAAGGCCCGTGTGGAGGAGATTGCCGAAGAAGCCGGAAGCCAGTACATACAGGAGGCGGCAATTCAGCCGATTATAAATGAGCCGACTGATGAATGAGTCCTGGCTGGAGGGCTTGCCGGACAACATCGTGGAAAACCTGGAGAGCCTGAACAACTATGTTGTTCAACGTATCTGTGAGCGAATCCGTAAAATTGGAGATATCGGCGCGGCGGACGCTCACCGCCTGAAAACAGCCATCGAATATGCTGGGGCGGACCTCAAGGCCATTGAGAAAGAAATGGCCCGTATTATGGGGATGAATCAGCGGGAAGTGGAGCGGTTGTTTGAAGAGGTAGCAAAGGAGAATGTGGAGTTTGCCAACACCTATTACAGAGCAAGGAAAATGGATGCGCTCCAGAGCTACGCCGCCAGGTCGGTACTGTCCTCCTTTGTGGACGCCGCAAAGCGTCAGGCTATGGATGGTACAGCCAATATCTCCAACACCTACATGATTGGATTCAAGCGTGGAAAGCAGACCATCCCATTGCGGGAATACTACATTTCCGCTATTGACCGGGCGATTACCTATGTGCAGACCGGCGTTGTGGATTATCAGAGCGCAATGCGCTCAACAGTCAAGGAGATGGCCCGAAGCGGCCTACGCCGGGTGACCTGGGAAAGCGGATACTCCCGCCGCCTGGATTCCTCCGCCCGCATGAATATCCTGGAGGGCGTTCGGCGGCTCAACAGTCAAATGATGGAGGAGACCGGACGGGAGTTTGGAGCCGACGGTGTGGAGATCTCCGCCCACGGACTGTGCGCCCCAGACCACAGGGACATCCAGGGCAAGCAATACAGCAAAGAGGAATTTGAGAGGCTGAACCGGAGGCTAGAACGGCCCATTGGGACACTCAACTGTCAACACTTTGCAACTCCTATTGTTTTGGGAGTGTCCAAGCCGGTGTATAGCCGAAAAGAGCTGGCGGATATCAACAAACGTTCCACAGAGAGGATTGAGTATAAGGGCCAGAAAATGAGCCGATACGAAGCCAGCCAGAGACAAAGGCAGATGGAAACTGCGATCCGCTATGCAAAGGACGAGAGGGATGCCATGATAGCCACAGGCGACAAGCTGGGAGCTACACAGGCCCGGAAGAAATCAGCGGCACTGAGCGCAGAGTACAAACGGTTTTGTGAGCAGGCAGGGCTTACGCCCAGGCCGGAAAGAACAAGATCTATGACAGGACCGACGGTTGAGAGAGTATGACAGTTAATATTTTGGGCATTGAGTATTCTATTATGAGTAAGAAATACGATGAAGACGAGGAGTTTGAACGAAGATCTATCTGCGGATACTGCGATTTTATGGAAAAGCAGATTGTATATTGTGACATGACCACATATAGAGGAAATGAGCATGAAACTACTACATACTGCGAAAGATTGCAGAAACAAACAGTTAGGCATGAAATCGTACACGCATTCCTGTATGAAAGTGGACTGAACAGTAACAGCGTTGAAATACAAGGAAGTTGGGCAGAAAACGAAGAAATGGTAGATTGGTTTGCAATTCAAGGGCCAAAAGTTTATCAAGCATGGCAAGATGCCAAAGCAATTTGACGGTAAAACCCGTATTTGCGGATTTTATACAACATTTGACCGACCCGAAGTCGAGAAACTACGGGGCCACAGTGGATGCGACCCACGAGAAAAAAGCGAAGTGGTAGAGGAGAAGATTATGACCAGAGAAGAGATCAAAGCAATTTTGAAGGACATTTCGGACGAGCAAGTAAACAGCATTTTGGACTTAAACAGCCGTGACATTGGAAAAGTGAAGGGAAAGACGGAGGACCAAAAGACCGAATTGGAAAATCTCCGAAGACAACTTGCCGAAAAGGACGAGACCATCGCCAACTTGGAAAAGGCCAAGGGCGACGCCGCCGCTATCCAGGCGGAGCTTGACAAGTACAAGCAGGCCGAAGCGGATCGAGCCAAGGCGGAGAAGGAAGCGCAGGTGGACGCCATCCTCACACAGACCGCAGAGAGCGCCCTCGAGGGTCGGGAGTTTGTCAACGAGTATACACGCACCCATTTTTTGGGGGAGTTGAAAAAGGCCATCCAAGACCCAGCAAACAAAGGCAAAAAGCCCGCTGACCTGTTTTCCGACATGACCAAAGACGTGGACGGCATTTTCAAGAACCCACAGCATGAACCGTTGAAGATCGCCGGAGTTACCAAAACCGACACCAGCGGCAATATGACTAAGGACCAGATCATGAGTATTAAAGATGCCTCAGAGCGTCAGGCCGCTATTGCCGAACATTTAGACCTGTTTAGAAAGGATTGATAAAGATTATGGCAGCAAAAGATAATTTGACCAAATCGTCCGACATCCAGGCTACCGCGCGTGTCATTGACTTTGTGACCCGCTTTGCCCGCAACTGGGAGCACCTGCGGGAGGTCCTGGGCATCATGCGCCCTATCCGCAAAGAGCCCGGCGCTATTCTAAAGAGTAAGACTGCTTCTGTTACCCTTCAGAGCGGAAACGTGGGAGAGGGCGAGGAAATTCCTTACTCTAAGGCCACAGTCATTGAGACCCCCTACGAAGAGATGACTGTGGAGAAGTATGCCAAGGCTGTTTCTATCGAGGCCATTAAGACCTATGGCTATGACGTGGCCGTTGGCATGACGGACGACGCATTCCTGTATGAATTGCAGGACAACGTGACCCGCCGCTTCTACGCCTACTTGAACACCGGCAAACTTGCCAGCTCTGAAACCACCTGGCAAAGAGCCCTCGCCATGGCCAAGGGCCTGGTTATCAATAAGTTCAAGCAGATCCACCGGACCGTCACCAATGTAGTGGGATTTGCCAATGTCCTGGACCTCTACGACTATCTGGGCGACGCCAACATCACCGTCCAGACAGCTTTCGGCTTCCAGTATGTGCAGAACTTTATGGGCTTCTCCACTGTGTTCCTGCTGTCTGACGAGGAAATCCCCCGTGGCCGAGTGATTGCCACCCCCGTGGAGAATATTGTTCTGTATTATGTGGACCCGTCTACCAGTGACTTTGCAAGGGCTGGCCTGGTCTATACCACGGATGGTGAGACGAATCTGATCGGCTTCCATGTGGAGGGCAACTACCACACTGCCGTGTCCGAGAGCTTTGCCATCATGGGCATGACCCTGTTTGCCGAGTATCTGGACGGGATCGCGGTCATTGATGTGGACAGCACTCCCACCCTGGGGACGCTGACGGTGCAGAGTGCGGCGGGAACCGCATCCGGCGATACCAAGCTGACAGTTACTCCCATAAAGGAGTCCCCCACCAACGTGTACAAGTACAAAACTGACCCCTCTACGGCTCCGGTAGTTACTTACGGTCAGAGTGTGCGGAACTGGACTACTTGGGACGGCGTGTCTGACATTACTGCCACCACCGGCCATAAGATCACCGTTGTAGAAGCTGACAGCACCTATAAGGCCCAGAATGCCGGTAACGCTACTGTGACGGCCAAGACCTAAAAGAAGGAGGGGGAAGGCTTGATGTGTGGCTATATCACATACGAACAGTATAAAGCCCTTGGCGGGACGGCCAACTCATCGGCCTTCCCCCGCCTGGAGCAACTGGCGAGAAAAAAGCTGGATTACTGGACGCAGGGACGGATTACAGGACCAGACGATGATATCCGGCTTTGTATGGTGCTCATCATCGACGCTATGGGAAAAATCAGCCGGGGCGAAAAGGATGTGTCCAGCGTCAGCAACGACGGTGTGAGTGTGACCTATGCCTCTGCCCGGACAGAGGAGCAGATGATGGGCTCCGTGTATGACCAAATCGTGGAGATACTTCCCGTTGAGCTGGTCAGCCTGGAGGTTGGGATATGACGCCGCTGTTTCGTGATACCGTGACTATTCTGAACCGCCGTGCTGCGGAGGACGGGGACGGCCTGGATGCCTGGAAAATGACCGTGTTGACCGGCTGCGTGTTTGTCCGAACCACCGTGAGGAGTGTGTCGGGCGCTGATGTGTCGTTGGGGCAGACGGTTACGGTCCGTATCCCGGAATCGCCGGATTACCACCCATACCAGGAGTGGAAAGGCGACATGACCGGCTTTACAGCCTCTGTTGGCGACATC